TAAACTGGCATGAAGAACCACTGCCTCCAGACAGCAAAAGGTTGTCGGAAGTTAACACTAGTGTATTAACTGATCAAGAACTGGATAAGTTTATATCAGCATGTGAGTATGTTCAAGAACGTGGATTAAGTTTTTATAATGACTGGCACTGGAGCCCGTTTAAACATTTCAGTAACCGTATAATATTACCATTCTACTATGAAGAAAGAATTGTAGGATATACTGCACGTTGGGTTGGAAAGACACCAAATAAAGAAACGCCCAAGTATTACTTGAAGAGTCCCAAACATTTTGTATACAATGTTGATGCACAGGCTAATCATAAGTACACCATAGTCACTGAAAGTCAATTTGATGCACTTGTTACTGGCGGTGTTGCAATGCAAGGCAACACACCTAGTATGACACAGTGTGATGTAGTTGATAGTTTAAAAACAGAAGTTATTGTAGTACCAGATGCTGATAAAGCTGGTAATGAATTAGTTAAGGCAGCACTCAAGCGTGGTTGGAGTGTAAGTTTTCCTCCTTGGGAGGGATGTAAAGACGCTGGCGATGCAGTGCAAAAATATGGTAGATTATTTACAGTAAGGAGTATAATTGAAAGTACAGAGAGCAACTCAACAAAGATCCAGTTACTTGCTAAATCCTATTGTAGATGATTACAATATTAGAGATGAGGATTTTTATAAAAGAGTGAAACATGTAAGTGCATACACAGATTTACAAAGCGAATGGGTCAAACGATTTGCTTGGCTACCTAAACGTAGCGATATAACCAATGAACGGATTTGGTTGACAAATTATTACGAGTACGTTATAACAATGGATATGAATGGCACAGTGCCACACAAAAGTAAAGACTGGCGCATGGTATATACCCGTAACGAATATATTGCTAAGAAGCTAACAGGCGAAATTAAATGAGTGAAGAGTATACAGACGATTTACAAAAACTTTATATTGAGTTTTTGTTAGCAGAGAAAGACCTCTTTGTTAGATGTAATGCTATTACACAAAGCAAATACTTTACACGTAAGTATCAGCCTGTTATGGACTTTATACAACAACACGTAGACGGTTATGGTGACTTACCCACACATGAACAAATTGCTGCAAAAACAAGTCAGCAGTTTGACGACATTACTAACAAAGTGACAGATGACCATAAAAAATGGTTTATGGATGAATACGAAAAGTTTTGTAGACACAAAGCACTGGAAGGTGCTATCCTTGCTAGTGCTGACAAACTTGAACGCAATGAATATGGTAGTGTAGAAAAACTAATTAAAGATGCTGTTAGCATTGGACTTGCTAAAGACTTTGGACTTAACTATTGGGATGATCCCGCAGGACGTATTCAAACTATTAAAGACAATCGTGGACAAAACAGTACCGGTTGGGAGAGTCTGGACAAAGTATTGTATGGCGGATTTAATCCAGGCGAACTGAATATCTTTGCAGGTGGTTCGGGCAGTGGTAAAAGTTTGTTTATGCAGAACATGGCACTCAACTGGGCACTTGCTGGTAAGAACGTTGTTTATGTAAGTTTGGAACTTAGTGAAGAACTGTGCAGTATGCGACTAGACGCCATGCTTACTAATATGAGCACTAAAGACGTTATGAAAAATCCAAGTGACGTTGAGCTTAAAGTTAAAATGGCAAGTAAAAAAGCAGGCGTATTGCAAATTATACAAATGGCAAATGGCAGTACAGTTAATGATATTAAAGCATATTTAAAAGAATATCAAATACAAAAAGGCATTAAAGTAGATGCATTGTTTGTTGACTACTTGGACTTGATGATGCCGGTAACAGTAAAAGTAAATCCAAGTGATCAGTTTATTAAAGACAAGTTTGTAAGTGAAGAGTTACGTAACCTGGCAACTGAACTACATATTCTATTTGTTACAGCATCACAACTTAACCGTGGTGCAGTTGACGAAGTAGAGTTTGACCACAGCCACATTGCAGGTGGTATTAGTAAGATTAATACAGCAGACAACTTGATCGGTATCTTTAGCAGCCGTGCAATGCGTGAGCGTGGCAGGGTGCAAATACAGTTTATGAAAACACGTTCAAGTAGTGGTGTTGGTAGTAAACTAGATTTAGGTTACGACATGAATACACTTCGTATTACTGATTTGGATGAAGATGAACAAGGCGAAGAAGGACAAGTAGCCAGCATTTATCAAAGTTTAAAATCAAATAAACAAACAAGTGTAAGCCCAGCTGGAGAGCAAGTTACTCAATCAACAACTGTTGCAGTTAATAATGCAGACAGATTAAACAATTTACTTAAACGAAGGGAATAGTTGCTGAAACAATAACGCCGTTGACCTTATCTAGTCTATATATGATTTTGAACAACGGGCCTAGCCTTTAGGAGTCAATAAGTTTGAGCCTGTATGAGCCAAAAAAGTAAGCCTGTGTGTTGCCCGCCACCACTGTTGTTTTCATTATCTTATTAGCAATGGATCCTAAGTTCGTAATCAGGAAATGCAAAAGTGCCATAAGTGCTATCCGTTAATGTTTCAGCAACAATATTTATAAATACTATTATGAAAAGAAAAACGAGATCTATATTAGAAGAAATTAATTCAATGTCTCCTCGTCGAGACAAGAAACAAATTGTCGAATCTAATGCTGAACAAGTAATAGTAACTGCAATTAATTTAATTGAATTAATTAATGAAACTTTTGATGTTGAAACTGCTGCAGATTTAAATAAGCGACTTATTAACAGTATTAGAACAAAAGATCCTCGTAAATTCAAAAGAGGGATTATTAAAGTTGAAGATTCGAGACATCCTGGGCGGGAATTATAAGCGTAAAGTCAGACGTGGTAGCCGAATTAAAAGATTAAGACAAAAAGACCTGCACTTGCATGAAGGCGGTAATGTCTTTGACGGTACTGTGGGATTTGATCACGAAATGATTCCTGGTATTATGAAAGTTATCAACGGTGTATTACAAAAAGTTAATGCACAAGCGATTCCCATTGGTAGTGGTGCAACTCCTACTCCAGGAAAAGTCAGCGGAGACTTGGATATGATTGTAGATGTAAACCAACTGCGTCAAGAGTATGATATGTTAGATTCTCCTGATAAAGATATTCGTAAAAAATTACGTCAAACATTTGACATGGCTGGATTAGAAACAGCACAATCTGGTACAAGTGTGCATGTTAAAGTGCCAATGGGCGACCATGCACACCAAGTAGATATTATGGTTGTTCCTAATGCAGCCAATGCAGCAAAATTCCATACACATACAATTCCACAAGGTTCAAAGTGGAAAGGTGTAAACAAACAAATTGCTATGGCATATCTTGCTAAAAAACAAAACATGCTTTGGTCACCATACCAAGGTTTGTTTAGCAGAGATGCTAACGGTAAAAAAGCCGATCTAGTAACAGACAACATCGAACAAGTAGCAAAAGCATTACTCGGCCCGAATGCCTCCGGAAAAGATATTGGCAGCGTAGAAGCTATTATGGCAGCGTTGGGCAAAGAAGCAGGTGAAGCGATGCTAGCTGACTTAAGAAGTGATCCAAATTGGAAAGAACTTGACTAATGCGAGCAAAAGAAATACTCACTGAATCTAAGGTAGGACGTAATCTACAACACTTGGAAGACCTTGCTTTCATTGAAGGCTCTGCTGGTGCTATGGAAGCATTAAGTATACTTGAGCGTTTTGGTAGTGATGTCAGTGATGTTAGTATTAAATGGGATGGTACTCCTGCAGTAATATTCGGCAGAGATGCCAATGGCGATTTTATTTTAACAGATATTGCAGGATTTGGCAGCAAGTCATATGACGGCCGTGTTAAGTCAGCTGATGCATTACAAAGTATGATTTTAAACCGAGGCAAAGAAGTAGACGATAACAGGCGTGCGTATGCACAAGCAATGGCCAATGTTTGGGATGCATTTGAAAGTGCAACACCATCTGGCTTTTCTGGTTTTATACATGGGGATTTATTATATAAATCACAACCAGCGGTAGATAACGGACACTTTATTTTTAAGCCTAATAAAGTTACATATTCAGTCAAAACAGACAGCAATATAGGCAAACGTATTGCTCGCAGTACAGCTGGTGTTGTTATTCATACTCATACAGATTTAAATGGAAATGTAACACAAGCAGATCCAAAATCACTAAGTGAGGGCAATCTGTTTGTTATGCCGCCAGTATTGGCACAGCAACCTCCAAAAATAGATGTAAGCAGTGTTAACAATCTTAAATCTGTAGTTAAGAAAAATGCAAATGCAATTGACTCATTGTTGTCAGCCAAGCCAGGATTAAGTGATATTCCAAATATTATCTACACTTATGTAAACCAAATGAGTCGTGCAGGACGTTGGAATGAACTTACAACTGGGTTTAATGATTGGTTGAAAAATAGTAAAGTAAGCCCTAACAAGCAAGCAAAGATCCTTGCAATGCCAGAAAGCAAGTATTTTCCTTTGCTTTTTGATTTAGTACTAAAAATACAAAATCTTAAAAATAATGTTATTGAACAACTTGATAATGCAGAAATGGATGTTACTGCACACATTGATGGTGATAGTGGTGGTGAGGGATATGTAGCAGCTCGTGACAAAGTTAAATTGGTCCCAAGACACAAATTTAAAATCGGGTAAATACTATTATGGAAGAAAAATACACAGCAAAACAATGGGCAGCAATTGAAGGGGGTCACAGCATTGATGACACTCCTGCATTCAGCTTTGTAAATGACTTAACAGAAAGCACTATGTATCGAACTCGTAAGCAACTCGATACAAGTGATCTTGGCGATGTTGCAGACTTTGCATTTTTAAATTTAATTTCTATGCATATTTTAAATAACGATGAAGAGACTCAATCTATTGCACGAGCCTATGCTAAACGTACTATCGAAAGTAACCAATTTAAAAATTATAAACAAAGTGGAACAGATTTATATCAGGCATTACATAAATTGTCAAACAATTCTCAAGTACAACTGCCTGAAGAAGAATTAAAGATGTATTTGCGTCAAGTAGCAAAAGGAAACTCAACACCACAAGCCCGTGGTATGTTTATGAAATTGGAACGAGCTCTTAAAATTCAAGAAACTAATTATAAAAGTATACGTAGACTGGGTGTTGATTGGGAAAAATTGAATCCATCTCAGCGTAGATTGGTAAACACTCGTTTGTTACAGTTTTATAAGACAAAAGCTATTAGAAGTGAATTGTATCAGCCACTACAACAATATTCAAAAGCAAACAATTATATTTTAGCTAATGTTAGTAATGCAGAAAAAGCAAGTGTTGCCAAAAAGATAGCAGTAAGGACTGCAGCGGCGGCAGCAGGTGGCGCAGCTGGATTTGCAATGGGTAGATCGTTTGGTAGAAGTTTAGTTCGTGGTAATACCAGCGACAGGTGACATTTGACTGAAAAATATACGGCTTATACTTTAGTTGACATTACAAATAGTAAAAATACTAATTCTAAATCAAATAATATACAAGAGTATAACCAACAACAAAATTTAAATACAATTATACAGCTAATAGGGTTGCGTAGTCAACCCATAGACTACTCTATACAACAGTTAAATGCACAAGATCTTGTTAATTACTGCTTTGGAAACCAGTTTAAAGGACTACATACAGTGTGGGAATTTAACTTTGTAGTAGAGCACAGTCGAGTATATGAACAAAATAATGATCCAGTGTATTTTTTAAAGTCAGACTTTGATGGTGTAGCATTTACTCCACATTTAAATGAAACTGTTAATTTTATAACTGCTACATTTGAGACATTTAATAAAGAAGTAATAAACGTGTATTTTTATAAGCATGATTGATTTGATAAATAATAATGTAACAGAGAAAATATTTTATATAACGTCTGTTTCTAGGCATAAAATTTAGGCAAACATACCAAGGCTCCTACCAACACGATGCTAAGAAGCATTTAAGCCGTAGAAGAGTGAATCTATGTCAGTAACTACAATTGCAACCACGCAGATCGAGCGTGAAAATTTGGAAGCACACGTTGACCTGTGTGCCGAGAGGTATCGTGTGTTGGAATCGAAGGTGAATAATATAGAAACTAGATTAGATAGTATCGAAAAATCTGTCATGCATATGCGTGAAGACAATATACGTGAGTTTGGCAGACTCCGTGAAGATATGATTAAAGCACAAAACACAACAAATAAAATTATGATGGGTACTGGCGGTACCATCGTAGCAGGAGTATTAACAGTGGTTGTTACGCTGTTAATGTCAATGTAATTTCCGATAAATAACTTTATGAACTTAAATGAATTTACATCAGAGGAGCCTGTTGTGGAAGCACAACTTGTATGGGCTCGCAAAGGCAATAAAATTGCTCGTAAGTTTCGTTGTGCAGTTGGGCAACGTGCTGGTAGAGTTGTGAGTGATCCTAGTCAGTGTAGTAAGCCAATTGATATTAAAAAGCGTATAACGTTGCGCAAAACAAAAGCCCGTATGGGTGCACGAATGGCTCGTAAAGCACAAAAAACTAAAAGGTTTAATCCAGCAAGTAAAGCAGTGCAGCGTTTAAATAAGGTAAAGTGATATGAAAGTAAATGACATTATTGAATCTGGTTATGGACTAAGACAAGGCACAGCAATGTCTCGATCGGTTAATTCTAAGCAAACAAATCAAAACATTCGTATCAATGCAAGGACAGCTGATGCAAACAGAGAAGCAGGCGTTGCACAACAGCAATCATACCGCTCAGAAAAAAGAAAACGCAAAGCACCAACTGGTATTCCTTCTAGACTTTTACAATCACAGACGCCAGCAGGACCAGAGGGAGGTCAAAGATGAGAGCATTAATTACCAAAGGTGGTTTCCCTACATGGATTAATATTAGAGAAAGTCAATTTTTAGATCACTATTTTAATGAAGATGTGATTTTAGAAAAACAAAAATTAAGTGAAAGAGAATCATACATTGCACAAAACCTAGTAACACGTGGCGTGTTAGACAAGGTTGTAAATAGTGGTGTAGCAGGCTATAAACTTAACATTAACAACTATGGAAAATCATGATGAAGCGTAGCCTTAAAGAAATACTCTTACAACAAGTTGAAGAAACTAGTCAAGCCTTAAATGAAGCAGCAAATTCTGATGTTAATTTAAAAGTAGCAATGACACAAACAGTAACACCTGATAGTATTACTATACAAAATTATCGTATTGATATTATTAGTGAAGAATTTGCTGGTAGAAAAAAGAATTTTTATAATATTGTCGAAAACAATGAAGTAATACATCGTGATTTGGCTTTATTTGAAACTGCAATGAGTATTGTTAAAAGATATATTGCACATAACGGATCAAATGTTGATGCATTAGAAAAACTTGATATGGAATATTGTAATGCACTATACGAAACTTGGATGCACCAGAGTCGTGCAAAAAAAGGCGGCCCAAACGAAGATATTGCACTAGCAAAAGCTGGCGCTGCAAAAAGTAAAGTCGCTGAAGCAAAGCGCAAAATAATGAAAAGACTATAAATATACTATATAACGGGGAATAAGAAAATGTATTTAAACGATTTAAACTCAGCAGCGCACAGTGTTGACAAAATTAATCGTGTCCTAGCAAATACTTTTGGACACAATGTTAATATTAGTGAAATGAGCACTAATACACTAGAGCGTATGCTTACAACAACAAACGCAAAAATTCAACAGATCAAAGAAAGTGATCTGAAGTATTGGGAAAACCCAACATACAATAAACTAAACTTAATTTCAGCTAGCCTGAAAACATATATTAAAGAAGTTGCGCCAGGCCGTAGCGATGGAAAAACGATGAAAACAAAAGTTAAAGAATCAACAGATTTAGAGCAAGCTGAAGTTATGCTAGCAGCTCAAGAACTAGTTGATGAGCTACAGAAAATGGTGGAAAACTTAGCAGAGATGCAAGTACAAAAGCTAATGCCAATTGTTGATGCAATGAAAGAACAAGTTGGTTTTGAAATAGCAGAAGCATATAATAGTGCAGCGGATGCAGCATTAGCAGGACTTCTAGATCAGGCTAAAGCAGCAAAAGAAGGACTGGAAAATGCAACACTAGCAGCACGTGGTGAAGCACCTGCAGCACCAATGCCAACAGACATGGGTATGGAACCAGCAGTAGCAGATATACCAGATGCGGATGACATGGACATGGGTGATGAATTTGCAGCGGATTCAGCAGCCGCAGGTGATGCTAACGCAACAGGACGTGAAATGAAAGAAAGTCTTGATGTAATGGAAGACCAAGCACTAAAAGAAAAAAAGTTCTTGGAAGCCAAAGACCGTGTATTCCAGATGCTAGAAGCAGGCAAAATTACCAAAGAGCAGTTTTTAGATATTATTAATAGTTTAACTGAGCAAGATCCATATTATGGTCGAAACTATAACGACATGCATCATGACAACACACAAAAACTACCAAAATCTGGAGTAGGAGTAATGGTACCAAAGCCACCTGCGCCACAACAACCGAAATCCAATTCAAGGGATAAGTTTGGAATCTCAGGTCTTCGTACAGCCGAGATAAGAAAAGGCGATGTAGGTTGGGATGTATTATCAAACTGGCTTCAAAGGCAAAGAAAGTTGCAAGGCAAATAATATGAGAGCAGCTGAACTACTACATGAAGGACAAGGCTATGTGCTTAATGGCATTGAAGAACTTGTTGTTCGTGCTAAAGCACGTGGCATTACTAAATTAAAAACCTCAACTCTACTAGCAAAGTTAGAGGCAGGCGGATATTTTATTGACATGGGTAGTTTAGTTAAATTATTGAACAGTATTGATGCTGTTGGTTCTGCTAACAAAAATGAAATCACACTTACAACTGCGTTACCCCCGGACTCAGAAAAAAAGGATGATGAAACTGTTAGTAAAATGGCATCAAAACAACTTAGTAAAAAGGATAAGAAACTATGAGTTTCGGTATTAATGCACAACAAGCTAACCAAAATAGACGTAATGACCTTGTTATATATGAAGAACAGTACGCAATTATGAAGCAAATTATAACAGCGTCTGCAAGTAGTGTCTGTACTATTACGATTACCGAAACCACAATGACAAAAAGTACAGCAACAATAACTATAACTGGAACTGTTGCGGATCCAACAATTACTGGTACACCTACACTTATTATTGCTGACTCAACTATTACTCTTGGAACAACTGGTCTTAATCTTAATAGTATTATTGCTGATATCAATGATGCAAATGTGACAGGAGTAGTAGCAAGTAAAAATACAAGTAATCAACTTGTCATTACATACACTGCACCGGCGGCGTCTACTTGGAGTGTAACAATTGGTGCAGGAACTGCAAATACTGCACTAGGCATCACTGCTGAAACAAAAACAGCCACAGACCCTGAGAGTGTTGCTTATTTTAATGTTTGGCAAGGATCAGTCACTGATCCATGTAGCACAGATGAAATGAATGATGTAATAAATTATTTCAGCAATCTAGGATTTGATATTCAACGACAAACAAACACAACAACAAATAAAACATTTAAATGGGTTGTAAACTATTGACATTTGCTTAATGTTGTATTACATTATGTAAATGTTAACTATAAATTCCCCCTATCCCTATCGTGAATTCAAACGAAAAAGTGTAAACGGTAAGCGTTTATACGAAAATCCTTATGGCGATCCAGTACCAAGTGTTACAACTATCTTGGATAAAACAAAACCTAAAGAAAAACGTGAAGCACTTGCTAACTGGAAAAAACGTGTGGGTGAGAAAAAAGCACAAGAGATTACAACTGAGGCAGCCAATGTTGGCACTATTATGCACAACATATTAGAAAGTTGGGTTAAGAACGAAGACTATGCTGGACAAAAAATATTACAAGCAGAAATGATGGCCGAAACAGTCAAAAAGAATGTAGAGCCGCATTTGCAAGAAGTATGGGGAAGTGAAGTTAATCTCTGTTATCCAGGATTGTATGCAGGCACAACTGACTTGGTTGGTGTGTATAAAGGCAAGCCTGCAATTATGGATTTTAAACAAACGAATAAACCTAAAAAGCGTGAATGGATCGACGACTATTTTTTACAAGCCGCAGCATATAGTATGGCACATAATGAAATGTTCCAAACTAAAATTGAACACGCTGCAATTTTTATGTGTAGTAGAAATTTAGACTGGCAGTTATTTGAAATAGGTCCTGAAGAGTTTAAAGAATGGGAAGAAAAGTGGGCACTAAGAGTAGCCGAGTACTATAATTTAGCATAAATATGTTATAGAGGAAATTATAATGGCAGATACACGTATTAGTAAAATTAAAGTTAGACAAGGCAATTTTGCAGACTTGCCGTTACTAGATAGTGGCGAGTTAGGATATGCACTTGACGATCATCGTTTGTTTATTGGTAACTCACAAGTTACAATAGGCACCGGCAATGGTGTTAACGACATGTTTATCATACCAACGACAATATCAGTAAACAATGTTCGTGGTGTATTTTTAGATGGGTCACAAGTTAATACTAGTGATTATAGTGTAGTAGGTACTACTCTTACATTTTCAACTCCACCAGGCAATGGCGCTGTTATTACTGCACAGTTTAATAGCGAAGTTGACATGATACGTCATGCAACAATACCAAATGTCATTTCTTTAGCAGCAAACGGAAATCTTGCAAACACAGGATTTGCTGTTGACACATCACTCTACAATGTAGTAATTATGGATTATACGTTAGAATCAACCAATGGCGTTCGTGCTGGGCAATTACGTTTTGGTACCGACACGAGTGCAAGTACTGTTATGATTGATGACAACTACACAGAAACATCAACCGTTGACATTGTCTTTAATGCAGACATTAGTATCACTAACACATTAAAACTGCAATACACAGATAACGACAACGCAAACGCAACATTTAAGTATACATATCAACTTTGGAACAGCAACTAGACCACAGGGCATGGTATGAATCGCCTAGAAAACGACTATCTATGTGGCGTGAATTCCGTAAAAGCCTTGACACAGATAACATTACAGAAGTTTGTAACACTGTCATTAAGTGGTGGCAAAGTGCCCCACTTGTTAGTTTGGCTATTGACCCTGTTAACAGTGAGCAGTGGCCAACCCCATGGGAGATGCTACATCAAGGAGATTTTTGTGAAAACAGTTTGGCCTTGGGCATGAGTTATACAATATATTATGCAAACTCAGAGATACCAAATGAGTTACTTTATGTAACATGCTTTGGTGAAAGTTTTCAGCGACTGTGCACATTGATCGACAATAAACACTTGCTTAACTATGAGCATGGTGTCATAAGTACATTACCAACCGAAGGCTGTAACATAGGTTATCGCCAAGAAATTAAAAACATTATAAAATAAAATCTGTCGTAACAATTATGTTGTCGGCAATAATACTATTATTCTAAGGAAGCAGACATGAGTAACATACAAGTAACCAAAAGAGATGGAAGCAAGGAAGACATCGACCTAGACAAACTACACAAAGTAGTATTTTATGCATGTGATGGTATTAACGGAGTAAGTCCTAGTCAGGTCGAGATTAAAAGCCACT